GGTAACATCGGAATCGGGCATCACAAATTCTTTGTGAGTGCTGCTGCCGCTCACCTCAATGGTCAGCGGATACCGCGTGCTGCCGCACACAAGCTCACGGCTCACTGTCCCCGACTCGTTGAATCGGTTGGTGTACGTCTGCATTGTCCGGCCAACGGCCATCGTGTTCACCGTCGTGCCGTCCTCGAGTTCCTGCACCGTCGCCGTGCTGCCGCTTGGGTCGTAGGCCACCCACTGGAAGACCAGCTGCTCGTACTGACCGGCACCCAATGTCGGGTACAGGCTCTCGCTGGAATCCACGATGGCCCCGCTGTCGTCCACAGCCATCAAGCCGATATAGGGCGCGCTGCCACCGGCTTTCAGTATGTCTATCCAGATGCTCTCGCTCTTGATGTCGCCCACCTCGGCCACCAGCTGCAGCCAGTGCCGTCCGGGCGTGAGGCTCCGCGCCGCTATCTGGAACTCGTCGTTCGTCGTGCCGCTCTTCGTTACGGTCTGGCTTCGGTTGAGTGTGTGGGCCGCATCGCCGTCCACCACCAGGCTCACCACCTTGCTGCCGCTGCCTCGCACGGCCCAGGGGATTATAATGGTCTCGCTGTCCAGATAGCCGCCGTTGGCGAAGCTCTCCGCAAGGTCGTAGCTCGTCGTCAGGCTCAACTCCACCACGTTCACACTCTTGTACGCCTGTTTGCTCTGCTGTTTCGTCTCGCCGGTCTCTTCGTCGGTGATATTGCATACTGCCTGCACGTACACGTCCATCGTGCCGGCCTGCATCGCGCTGCTGATGTCCAGCGTGTAGCTCCCTGCCGCCACGTCGTTCAGTGTCCTCTGCAGGGTGATGGTCGATCCTCTGCGCACCGTCACCGTGATGGTGGCCTTCACGCCGTCGCTCTCTCCGTCGCCGTTCAGGTGATCGTACTGGTAGGTCAGCTCCACATGGCCGCCCACCTTCACCTGCTGTGCGCTCACATTGGCACGCAAGCTGATGCGGCTGAGGTTCTGGCTGCCGCCTCCTCCGCCGGTGCCAGCCGGAAGCGGGGTCACGATGTCGGTACCGTACTGGCGGCCAAGCACCAGGTTGTATGTCGGGTTTCCGTCTGGATCTTCGCCTTGCTCCACCTCGGCACTGGTGATCATTCCATCTTGGAGCTCGGCTATCTTCGGGGCCACAACCGAGTTGGCCACGGCGTTGTCGCTCCCGGCGTCAAGCGTCTGGTCCACCTCCACCGTGTCGATGGGGATGTTCACCTTCCCCTGGCTGTCCGTTGTCAGCTCCGTGCCGTTCACCTTCACTCCGGCCACCACCTGGACGTTCACCTTGCCCTCGCCGTCCGGCGTCACCGGCGTTCCGTTGACGCTCAATCCCGACAGCGATCCACCCCCGCCATAGTCTTTCCACAAGGCTTCCGTCAGCCAATCGTCGACACTCTCGCCGGTGAACTGCTTGCAAGCCCATTTGCCGTCGGCATACCACGTTATGCAACGCCCTGGCTGGCGTTTCCTCGCAGGTACCGCCGCTATCGCCGTTACCAGGTCTGTCTGCGCACCAAGGTTAAGCGTGTTGCCGTCGCTGCTGGGCGCCTGGGGCAGTACCTTGCCGTCCGCCCCCACGGTCAGCACCTTGCCGGCTTGGCTCACTCCTTGGTCTTTGTCCACCTTGCTGGGCAGAGTCGCTTCGATGGTGTCCAATCTCCCATCAGTTGCCAGTTTGTAGGCATTCATGGCGGACAAAAAGTCAGATACTGTGCCCCGTAGTGCTTCGAGATCCGTCTGGCTCGCTTTGCCGTTAAGGGTGGTGAGTGCTCCGGAAAGGGTACCCATTGTGCTGGCAAGGCTCGCATTAGTTGTACTGATGCTTTCCGCCAGTTGTCGTAACCGTTCGGCCACCACTTTGTTCTGTACGGGCTGGATGCTCCCTTCGTCAAGAGTGTTATCCACCTGCCAGGCTTCGCCTTCCCCCAAGCTGATACGTTCCAGCCGCTGCAGCGCAGCGTCCAGGTCGCTCTTGTGGAAGAAGGAGTCGAATAAGTCCTGAAAGTCCTGTGCCGTGGGTTTCATACCCGTCAGGAAACGGCTGATAAGGTATTCTATAGATCTTTGCATATTGTTTTAAGCGTCGTTTAATCGTTGTTTAACTGATGATGAATTGGCCTATTCTCCAGCCACCGATACCCTCGGTCAGCTCCGTCGCCGGGTGCGTCTGCCCTTGTGCGTAGTTCTTCACCACGCGCCGGTTCCGAACCCCGGGACCGCTACCGGACTCCCCGCCCTCTATCAGGTCGGTCAGGCTCACACCAAGCGACACCGCAAGGCTCCACGCCTCGCTCGCCCGTCCGCTGCGCTCCAAGGCAACGTCTATCACTGTCTGTCCCTGTCCCGCTCTCATGGCGTCGGTTCTTGTAGTTCTGTAATATCACCCAAGCAGACGTTCATCTGTTCGCTCCCGCATGCCACATGGCTCAGCGTATTAGTGCGGGCTATCACCATGTTCAGCTTCGCCCTCAGCTCTGTTATCGTGGCATTATTTGGCAAATCGCCCACCGTCGCCGACATCTCGCCTGCCATCTCCGTCTGCGTCGGTCGCGCCGCCACTGCCGCGTCTATCTGCCGCCTGGTGTACACATCATCGATGTCGGCCTTTCCTGACAGCGCCGTCTCCAGCACCGACTGCGACACAAAAACGCTCGTATCCGGAATGTCTGCCGTGGCCGCCTTCCCTGCCAGCAGCTCATCGGCCTCGGCCTTCGTGTACACCTCTGCCACACCGGCCTTCCCGGATAATGCAGTGTTCACCGCTGCCAGGTCTGCTTTGTCGGCAATCACGTTGCGAACCCACTGTTCCGTCACCATGCCGCGTACAGCTTCGGTCAGCGTGTCGCTGGTCACACAGCCCTCAAGCAACGTGGGCAACATTTCCCGAAGCAGACCTTCCACGATGGGCTTGATAAGCTCCACCGTTAACTTTGTCGCCACGTATGCGGCAACCGCATTCCCTGTCACAGGGCGTGTGTCGCCTTCGGCCACCTGCCCGAGTTCCGACTTGTGCCAGAAACTCGCCAGCCACTCCTCTACGACCTCCTGGGTCAGTATGTCTCCGTTCTCAAGTCGGCTCTTTAGCCATTCTATTGTCTTCATCTTATTCGGTCCCTTCCTATTCTGAATTGTCCAATTGCCGCTCTCGGTACATCGTCCACTGTGCAGTCCGTCGCAGGTCTTGCCTCGGTGGAAGCCATCTCCCTTGCAGTGTCAGGGTCGCCCCCTTCTGCCGGTACTTCCAGCTCCTCGCTGCCCGGCGTGTCCGTCAGCCCCATACCGCTGTGCACCGCTATCTCCCACGACGCCTCCGCACTGCCGCAAATCTGTGCAGCCACGTCTATCAGTGTCTGTTTCTGTCCAGCTTTCATATCTCTAGGTAGGTGTCGATTTTCAGCGTGTCACCCAACTCTGTCTCCCTCCCCAGCAGCAGACGTCCGCCGCTGGTCAGCACCGCTGTGGTTGCCTGCCCGTTGTAGCGTATTGGCACCACCACATCTCCGTCCGGCCTGTAACCCATCGGCAGTCGGAACGTGTCACTGCTCTCCAGCATCACGAAGGTGCCGTCGTTAATACGGTCCAACTTGTGCCCTTCAATCACCCACACAGCGTTTATCCGCAGCGCATAGGTCATATCTCCCCACAAGTGGACACGGCCGCCTACCCGCTGCACCCTCAGCCGCTGCCCCGTCGTCAGGGCTATCCATTGGTTGCCCTCTGGAACCTCCATCCACTCTGTGTCATCCTGTGGCGTCACCCGCATCCGCATCCTCGGCAGTCCTGCGTATGCCACACTGTTGGCCGTGGCATTGTACGACCACACAAGATACCGCTCATCGCGCACCGTCACCGTCTCTCCGTCCGAATTCTCGGCTGTGACTGTCTGTTCTGTCAGCGCCAGATAAGAGGCTCCGCTGCTCCCCGCTCTCACCTCGAACACTTCGGGCTGCCCCTCCTCGTTCACCATACGCACCCAGCCTGCCGCGCCTTTGCTCTCGCAGCCGGCTATGATACAGTTGCCCGTGGGCAGCATCTTCTCCAACATCTTTGTCGGCTCCTGCCAGTCTCCCTGGGCCTCTGCCATTCGGTCTATCGTCAGCGGATAGTTGCTCACGCTGTTTGGGTCAAAATTCTGTCTGTTCATATCTCTATCTGTATGTTATCGTGTATCGGCTCGCCGCCATCTTCCAGCGGTCGAGTATTGTTTTCACTGCTGGTTCGAATGCCCGGTACGCACCAGGAAGGCTCACCGTGAACTCACGGTTCCACCACACCATATCGTCGCTCCACAGCGTTATGGGCACCGACCCCAGTTCCACCCTCGTGCTTGCCGCATCGCTCTGCCTCCGCAGGTCAACCACGTCCCGGTTCGCCACGTCCCCTATCAGCACCAGCCCCGGTGTTATCCCCAGGTGGTCCGCTATGGCTTGCCGCAGCTGCTTCACCGTCGGCCCGTAGCTCCGCTCCTGGCACTCCCTCGCCTCATATTTTACAAAGGCCTCGTAAAGTGTCTTCAACGGCTTGTATGCCGCCTTGAAAACCGCCTCCAGCAGTCCGCCCTGCCTCAGCACGTGCGGCATCAGGATGATGCGCAGCTTCTCGTAGTCGACGTTCATCACGCTCATAGGTTCTCCTTTCTGTAGCGGTCATACACCACCGTTACGTCGCCATCCTCTATACCCCAGTAGCCGCTCTCAGCCCGTTCCTGGTTCCCAAAATCCCGCCAGGCGTTCTCGGCATACTTCGTCTGCAGCAGCTCTATCTTCACCATCTCCACCCCCGGAACCTCACGCAGAGCGTCAACGATGCCGTTCCTCGACAACAGACCGTCAAAGTCCAGATTGCTCACGTAGGCTTTCAATGCCACCTCCACAGGTGTCTCGCTTGGCACCAGCTCCATCGGGTCGTACCACACCCGCAGCGTCGCCTTCAGCCGGTTGCTGTCCTCATTCACCACCACTATCTTCAGCCCTGCGTCCTTCTCCTCGGCAAGGTACGACACCACCGCATTGTATATGTCGCTGCCCACAGGCTGGCGGTTGCCCGCTGTGCCACCGGCAATTTTTACCTTCAGCCGGCAACCACGGTCATCCACCGAACAATACTTCACCGGCGGTTCCTCTTGGCCGCTGGGAACCATTGAAAGCACCCGGTTACGGTACCACCGTGTCGTGTGCGGCGTGAGGTCGGCCAGCATGGTACTCACCTCTTCCTTGTGGGTGTCGAAGAGTTTCTCCAGCACCCAGATGCCGAAGGCCACCACATAGAACAGCAGCCCCTCGATGCTCACCTTCGAGAACTTGCCCTCGAAGGTGTCCGAGGCCGTGAAACCGTATTTGTCGCGCACCGCGCTCTCCGCCATGAAGGCGGTGGTCATTTCCTGTTTTATCTCTGCTATCGTTCGTGCCATAGGTCTTTATCTTTTCCGCAGTCTCACGAAAATGATGGCTGCGATTGTCAATACTAATCCTATTAATACACCCCAAAGAAAAGGCCTTATCGGGCAAGCTTTTTTTGCCTGCTCCACTACCGTCTCTTTTTTGTCGTCAGTAGTCTCTATATCGTGGCTCTCCTGATGGGACACCTCACGTACATTCTCGGCCTTCTGTTGTCTGGTGCGGTCGGTGATATGCTCACTCTTTGTGTCCTTGCGCGTTGTGTCCCCGTCGGCGTTCAATTGCACGATGGTGGTCTCGCGCACCGTGTCGTGGACCATAAGGGTGTCGGTAGTGTGAATGTACACTACCAGTGTGTCACCCGTCGAGTCAGTTTGCCGCTCCGTTGTCTTCTGTTCTGTCATCTGCCTGCTGCTTCTGCAGCTCATCATACACAGGGCAGTCAGCAGCATGAGGACAATCGTTAATCTTTTGTATTGCATCTCTAAGGTGTTTTACTTCTCTACGCAATCCCCCGACTTCACGCCGCAGGGGGTCGGCTATCTCCTTGCGGAAAGACTCAACATAGTCCTTCGACAGGTCGAGGTCTTTCTGCCTGTTGTCGGCCTTGATGCTCTCCACTTCTTGGCGGTGGCGTTTCCTGTCGAACAACCACCCACCGCCGGCGGCCAGCGTCAGGACGGACAATACCCAGTTCAGCCAGTCATTCATAGGTCTATATGCTTATTGGTTCATATTTCTTTGTTCCTTTCACCATGCGCAGCACCTGGCGCCGGTTCTCGCCCACGCGCTTCCAGCTGACGTGGAGCCATTCTGCCATAGTGCATTCTCTGTTGCTGTTCTCGAATATCACTTGGTCGAAGCACCCCATCTGCACCAGCAGACGCCCCAACTTCGCTGTTTCCTTCGGGTTGGCTGCACAAATGTCAGCGGCTTCGCCCTTCAGGTGCTGGCTGGTGACCACGCCACCCACGGCACGGTTCAGTTTTGGACAGCGGTACCCGCTATTCACTTTGATAGGCTTGCCCCACTTCTCACGCAGGGGGTCAAGAACTACAGCCACAAGAGCTACCAGGTTCTGCTCTATTTCGGGAGTCGTCTCGTTCTTTATCCCCAGCTTTACAGCCGTCTGGCTGTAGGTCAGTTCATGGATTGTAAAATGTTTCATTGCCTATAACTTGCTTTTATGTTCAGTTTTTCCGTTGTTAGTTCTAGTTTTTCTATTGTCTGCCCGTCTTGTTCCAAGGCTTCACTGATGGCGCGTTTCCATTTTGGCAGGTCGTTGTCGTTTACAATGTCGCCGATACCCACACCAACCAACGGGAATTCTTTCCACTCTCCTTGATGGGTAATCAGCAGTAGGTATTGGTTCTGTTCCAATACCTCACCAACGGCCATTGTACCGCCAGCCAGTTCCAGGTCCACCGACCCGCTTTCGTCTTGTATCAATCTCAATGCATTCATCAGTGTGTTATCTTATCGTCTTCCAAGTCGGACACCTGGGTCTGCACCAGCTGCTGGGCTGCCCACGAAGCCACACCACTCTTCAAACTCGCACCGCCGTCCTGCGGTACCGGTACCCATGTAGTGAAGGCTTGTTTCAGTTTGTTGATGTCCTTCTCTATGTTGTTTATCTTATCCGTCAACGCTTCGATTTTTACCAGACCGCCGTTGTCGCCGCCATTCAGTTCTATGCTGTCTGCGGTAAGGCTTATCTTCTCCACCTCTCCCCAATGAACCACGGCCAGGTGCCGTAGTTCGCCACAGCTCAGGTCGGCAACCGTCACTTGGCTCCCTTCCTTGGGGGTGATCAGCAGTTTGCCATCAGCACCTTCGTCCGCAGGGGTCAACAACACATCCGGCACCTCAAGCTCCCCGACGAGCACGGTACACGTCTCGCCCTCGACACTTTTCACCTCGGCTGTAAAAAGTGCGGTACCACCGTTGCCGCCGGTTATGGCCCTGATGGCCCTTGCTATTTCTGCGTATGTGTCCATTATATCTTTTTGCCGATTGTTACTTTCCGTTTGCCCCCACCGCTCGAGAATTCCACTTCTGTACTCACGCAGTAGTATTCACCCTCGCGGTCGGGGTGTTCGCTGTCTTTCAGCCTTACCCTGTAGGTCGGTTCGCAATAGGGTGTCAACCACCCGTCTATGCTGCCCTCGTAGCCGGTATAGACCAGCATCGTCAATTCCTCTTTGGCTCTCGCCTTCAGGCTCTCCTTGTCCGTCACGCCATACACCTTCACGCTTCGTTTGTCGCCGCCGGTTCGACCTTCTGTTACGGTAATACGTTTGCCGTCTTTGCCTATCCCCTCCACCTCAATCAGGTAGCTCCGTTCATCGGACCGCCGCCATTTCAGGCTGCTGCTCTCGATGTTCACCCCGGTGTCGTACACCACCTTCTCCCCATACTCTTTGTATTGCGGATGCACATGCAGTGTCCCTCCCTTGAAATAGATGTTGGCTTTCGTCTCATCCTGTACCTTTTTCAGCACATCGTAGGCCGTTGCACCTTTCACTGTGAAGGTGTCCCACTTGAACGAGTAGTCGCAACTAATGAGGCAGCCACACACCTCCTTCAGCAACGCCTCGCAGTCGATGTTCTTATACACCTTGTCCGGCACATCCTTGCGCATCTGCCATAGTTCATCCTCACATTCGATGGTCGTTGTGCCGTCATCGCTACGGATGGCCTTCACATATCCCTCGAACTCTGTCTTCAGTTTTTTGCCATAGCCCAATTTGATGCTCACCTCGTCCCCCATCTTCAAAACATCCTCCACGTCCAGAACCTCCCCGGCATAACGACCGGGCAGCACCACCGTCGCCTCATCGCAGAGTCGCTCCACACTCTTACGGATCTTCACTTCCGCAACAGTGCCCACGCGGTACTTGCCAACCCTTATGTCGTGTTCCATTGATAGCATCATTAATCTGTGTTTATTCGGCTATTAAAAGGCTCTCTTTATAAAAATCGTCGCTGCTGCATGTCAACGAATACATCTGGTTTTCCATTCCTGCGGTGTGGGGGAACTCAAAGCTCTCAATCGCCAGCCGCCGTATGCCGAAAATGTCCAGCAGTGGACTCAACACCTCCACGCTCTCCCTCCCCTCGCAATATCCACGCAGCTTGCGCAATGCTGTCTCTGGCAACTCGCATCCGTCCCCACTCATCAGCACCCCCGCTATGCTCACCTCATAGTCCCCTTGGCTCCACAGCTCCTTCACCGTCCCTCTACGCTCCTTGTCCCCAGTCTTCACCTTTAGCACGCTCCGCTTCACTATCTCGTTCCTGCCCCTCACCGTTACCACCGGCTCCAATGGCAGCTCCCACCATTCACTTTCGTCCGCCCATTTCAGGCTCAATGGACATTGAGTGTCCACCCCAAGCAGGGCATCCCTCTTCAGGTCGTCCGGAACACTGGCAATCTGCTGTTCCACCTGCCGCCAGTACGGCGGTACTGCTGTTCCAAATACAAATTCTAACATATCAACTGACGCTTGCTTGTGCCATATTCAGAACCTGTAGCAGGGCTTCGCTCACCTGGCGCTGCATGTCGCCCCGGTTCTCACAGAAGCCGCCCTCAAACACTATCTTCTCCACCAGGCTCTTCAGGTTAATCGTTATACTTGTGCTTCTGCTGCCGCCAGTGGCCACACTCTTTGTGCTGGCGTCAGTAGCCCCGGTGGTACCGCCCGTGGTACCGCTGCCGGTACCACTGCCACCAGCCATTGCCATCAACTGCTCACCGACACCACCTATCTTCACTTTGTCGCTGGCTTTGTCGCCCTTTTTCCAAGACATCTCGATACTCCCCAAGCTGTCCTTTGCCGCCATAAGGTCTTGCTGGACTTTCTTGGCACCATCGGCAATGGCTTTCTTTCGGTCATCGATGTCTTTATTGATTTTGGCTATGGCTGCCTGGTTCTCGCTGCTGTCACCCAGACCGACGGCTTCCTTGAACTTGTACCACCCCAGCTTGATATTGTCAAGTCCAATCATTATGCCGTTCACCAAGGTGGTGAAGTAGAGTTTGACAATGTCCACGAACCCAATAAAGCTATTCTTCATAAAGCCGACGATGCCCTTCCACAGGGAACCCCAGCCGGTAATTTTGGTGCAGCATACATAGATGGCTGCTATAAGGGCAACAATGCCCACAACTACCCAAGTAATGGGACACGCCAGGAGTGCAAGGTTGAAGCCCACTTGTATTTTAGTCCACAAGGCCGTTGCCCCGGCACAGATGCCATCCCACATGGCTTTCAGTTTGGCCGCGACTGCGGACGCTTTCAGAACTGCCACAAGGGTCAGCAACGCCGCCCCAAGGGGAATGGTTACTATCCGGAACCGGTCAGCCCAGCCGACAACGGTCTTGAACCCACGCACAAGTCCACCGGCCACACTGCTTAATACGTTGATGCAGCCTGACGCGAAGTTCACCGCCCAACTGAGTACTGGTTCCAATGTGTTGAACACTTTGACGCCGAGCTCGGCCAAAGAGTCTTTCATTTGCCCGAGTTTGCCGGCAAAAGTCTGGCCGGCTTTCTCCGCACCATTGTAGAACAAGCCTCCCTCCTCGGTGGCCCACTGGAAAGCCTTTGCCAGGTCGTCGGCTGTAATCTTGCCCTTCGCCATTTCATCCTTCAGCTGTGCCATGCTTTTGCCTGTATGCTTACTGATCTCGTTTAATGGGTTGAACCCGGCGTTTATCATCTGCATAAGGTCTTGGCCTTGCAGTTTGCCGGCGCTGGTAGCCTGACTGAATGCCAGGGCAAGGCTCTGCATCTTCTGTTTGTCGCCCATGGCAACATCGCCGATGCGCTTCAACATACCAAAGGCCTGCTCGCCCTCAATGCCGAAGCTCATCATTGTCTTCTGCGCCTCGATTAGTCCGGCTTTGTCATACACGGTGTTCTTGCCGTATTGGGCTATCTTGCTGAACAAGGCGTCCGCACCAGCTGTATCGCCGCCCATCAAGGTGGTTATGTTCTGCCGCTGAAGCTGGTCTTCCATACCGAGGCTGATGCTCTTACCAAGACCAACCATCGCAGCACTCAATGGGTTCACCAATGCAGGGATGCCCGCCTTGATGTCCCTGAACCACTTTTTCATCAGACCGCCGTCAAGGCTCTCCAGCTTCCGAACCCCTCTTTCAAGACGCTGTATTTCGTGGTTTGTCGCACGGATGGCTTCGCGGTTGCTTGCCGGGATCCACTCCCGCTGGGCACGCAAGGCAGCGATGCGCTCATTCATACTCCCGATGCTACGTCCCATATTCTGCATGGTTTGGGTTGCCCCATTAACCTGGCGCTGCACTTTTGCCCACGTATCAAGCTGCTGCTCGTTGTTTATTCCAATCCGCTTCAGCTTGTCGGAGATATTATCTTGCAAATTTAATACGTATGTCAAAATATTTTCGGCCATTCTGCGTTATCTATAAAAATTCACATCGGTATGACTGTTGTCTGGTTGATTATTGCTTTGTTGGCTATCTGTCTTGTGGTCGTGGCTTTCGGCTCGGTTCTGCTGCATTTTTTTGCCGCCGCCGCTGTTGTGGTGTCCACTCCTGTCCGCGAAATTGCCCGGCTATACAAAAGCAACCAGAAAAAGAAGGCTTACACCTTGGCGGCCTCCATGGCCTTTGTCCTTGTTGTCCTACCCCTCCTTCTCTGGCTGCTTTCTATCATTGTCCCATGAGTTTTGCGGCCCACGCCTGGTTCGTTTTCTCTTCCTCTTTCCTTACCCACTCCAGTTCACGCTGTCGCATTGCCCACTCTTCGTCGGTCAGGCTGTCGGGGTCGGCTATGTGCATGTAGTACCGTAGTTGGGCGTTGACCCGTCTGATATGGTCCCCGTAATGCTCCCCGTCGCCGACCTCGGCAGCCGCTACAATTCCTCCAGCTCGGCCTCCTTGGTCTGGATGATGTTGGCCAGCTGGGAACCGACGCTGAGGAACAGCACGTCGTCCGTGCGGATCTCCTCGTCGCCGCCAAGCCAGCAGTCGCGGAGGATGACTTCGTTGAACTTCAATGGGTCGTCCTTGCCGGCCACGCTGGCATAGCCCAGCGTCTTGCGCGAAGGCGGCTTCAGGTAGCACACCTTGCTGTCGCAGCTAATCTTGAACACCTTGCCGTGTTTCTTTTTCCATTCCTGGATCTGTTCTTTCGTTACGTTCATTTTATTCAATGTTTATGGGTTGTTTAAATGGCCTTTGTCAGTCGTTCCATACGATTTCGGTGCAGATGAACGGCAAATCGACTTCCATCTTTTTGTCGCCTTGGTTGACACCCTTCTTTTGCTCCGTGAACTGCACGTTGTACAGTTTGTCTGTGCGCATAGGCTCCCCCTTGCTGGCGTCACCATAGGACACGGCCAGGTTGATTTGGAGGTCGAGGATGCTGTGGCTTTCGCTCAAATCCTCCAAGCCCTCCAGCTCGCTTTGGCGCACCTTCAGCGACCCCTCGCAGCTCTTGTTGCCCTTCTGGATGGCAGTGGCCCTGTTTCCCTTGCCGTACAGCAGCTCCTTTTCCTGCTTCTCGGTGTACTCGACACCAAGGACACCAACGATGTCTCGACCGGCACCAATGACGGTGACGTCGGCCCATTCATATTCTCTTCCGTTGATTGTTACCATGGTTACTCGGTTTTAGGTTTAACTCTGGATTGCGGTAAAGCCCAGCGTGGCTTCGATGTACTTGGCATAGCCGTAAGGCTTCACGGCGATGCCCACCTTAACCTTGCTTGTGCTGATCACGTTTTGTTCGCGGTCCACCTCGCACTTCACGCCTTTGTCCTTGCTGTCGGACGGGTCGGTGCCAAGCTCGCCGTTTGCCGTCATTTGGTTGGCAATGTCTGCCACCACATCGGCCTCCCACGACTTGGCCACGGCTGCAACAATGGTTCCGTCGCCGTTGCAGGCCACCTCATCTTTGAGGTAGTTGAGCAACGTCCCGTAGGCAATGCGGTAGGCTTTGTCCACCACTCGGCGGCGCGCCAGCGAGTGGTAGTCGTCGCTTACGGCGGTGGCAAGATGGTCGTCACAGACGAAGTAGCCGCTGCGCCCCACATGAGTGGTCAGCGTGATATAGCCTTTGTCGTTCACTGTGTCGATGTCTGCATCAGCAATCTCCACTGTTCCGTCGATGGTGGCGCTCTCTATCTTCAGGGCTCCGTCTCTCACTCGCCCGATATGGCGCTGCACGGGTATCTTGGCGATGCGTCCGGCAATGACAGCCGCCAGGCTGCCTACTGCCGTATCACCGTCCATTACCTGGCCAATCACCACGCCCACGCGGTTGTCCGAGCCTTCCGTCAGGTCGGGCAATGCGACAGCAGCAGCGTTGGTGTAGCCTTTGCCCTCAATAAGTACCAGGACTGGGGCATAGAGAGTGTCGGCTGCCCACTCACCGAGTGCCTGGCCTTTGGTAATGGCTGTGGCCACGTCGCTGCCCAGAGCGGCGTCCTCCGCAACGGTAGCATTGGCCGAGGTCAGTGCCAGAACCGTGCGCACACGCCCTTTGCTGGCGCGGATAAGTTTCTTGGCGTTGTCGAGGTCCGGGTCGAGCATCGCGCTGGGCAATGTGGCACTTGCCACCACCATCAACCACAGCTCGGCTCCCTTGCCGGCTTCGGCGTAGAACAGCTCCACGCACTGGTAGAGGTATTTGTTCGCGTCGGTGGCCGCATCTGTTACGCCCAGGGCTGCCAGGCCGTCAAGGTCGCGCAGCACATAGGGCTTTCCAAGCTCCAGCTTGCCGGCAACGGCAGAACCGTTCACCACCATGCCCACTACTCCGTCGGCACTTGCAGGAACGCTGCCCAGGGCACCATTCGCGAATCGTATCTTTACATTAGGTTTTGCCATATTCTTGCTTTTTAATATAGGGGCGCATCAAGCTCACACTATCCGCGCCCCCGGTTGATTGGTTATGGTTCTTTAGGAAGCGAGGTCGCTCACAATGGCTCCGATTGCCTCGTTCACAAGAGGCAGACAGATGAAGTAGTGGCGCAGGTTGTACAGCCAACGCTGCATCGTCGGCTCAGGCTCGCCGATATAGGCTTTCGTCCCGCCTGTGGCCTTCATCATGCGCGGAGCATAATACGAAAAACTCGCCATCTGCATTGCAGCGGTCTGGGCTGTGCCCCATGCCACCTTGGTCTTGGTCGACACGGTGTATAGCGGGCAGTCCACGTACTCGTAGATGTCGAAGCCATACTGGTTGGAGATGGCTCCTGTGGTTTGGTTGTTGTAGCGCTGCGCGAAGGTGGTGTCCTGGACAAGCAGGTCGCCCACATGGTCCGGGTTCAGAACCAGAATTCTGCCTTGCTTGGGAACTTTCATCTTGTCGTATGTGGCCTTAAGGTCGATAAGGTCCTGCACACGCAGACGCTTTCTGCCGTTCACAGCATCGCCCGTGGTCAGCAGCACAGGGTGCTTGGCTGCATGGTTCGCCGGGGCAAGGGCATGGGCCGCTTTCGCAATTTTACTTTCGTCAACCACGTCGCGGTGACGCTCGATGACGGTGGCCATCTTGTCGTAGCTAAGGCCTCGTGCTTCGTCATCTGTAATGGGCGTTGCCTTGGTCTGGTATTTGTCAAGTGTAACGGCAACATTCTCGTCGGTCAGTGCTTGGATGTCGATGGGGTAGGTGGTGTTGTTAATAAGCACGTCAGGGTCTCCGCCAAGGTCTGTAAAATTAATTGTGTTATTGTCGGCCACCCGGCTGTCGAAGCTTCGGATGCGGTTCAGCCATCCGACACTCTCCAGCGAGTTGCGGAACGCCTTGATGGTCTCGCCGGTCCAAATCTCGCTGTACAGACCGGCTCGCAGGGCACCTTCCGGCATAATCAGGGGCGACACAGCGGCCACACCGTTCAGGGTTACGGCTCCCACCCAGGGGGCCACGCCAACGCAGTCGGCCACAAAACCGCCCGCCATGCAGTTAATCATCATTCCGCCCAGCATCAGGGCAATGCTCAATAAACGTTTCATCTTCTTTAAAGGTTTTAAGTTCGTTAATCGTTCATTTCGGGTTCCATGCCGTACTCGGCTTTGTACAGCTTTCGGTACTCCATCGGCTGCTCTTTGCGCAACTTCGCCAGCTCCGAAACCGGAACCTCACTCAGCTTCTTGTAGCCCTCGTCACCGACAGGGGTTGTCTGGTGGAGTACGTCGGTCGGACGCATCGGGCCGCTCATCAGCTTAAGGGTCTCGGTCAGGCTCTCCAGTCCCACCTTCTTGCCCAGCTCCACGAAGTGCTGCTTCTTGTCGGCGGTAATCTTGCCGGCACTCACGGCTTGGTCGACGGCCAGCTCGATGCTCTTCACACCGGCAGCCTCTTTCTCGGCCTTCAGGGTTTTGTTCTCGCTTTGCAGCCCGCCGATGGCGGCCACAATCTGCTCTTGGGTCGCATTCTCGGGCAGACCCAGTTTCAATGCAATTTCTTTAAGTGGCATAATACTACTTTTATTGGGTTGAACTTCTGTATTTGTTGCCTCGGCAAGCAGGGCCGCCAAGGTCTTCGTTATTTCGCTTTCCTGTTTCAGATCCACGAGTTTGTCATCCCTGTACAATGCCAGGGCGTCGTCGTTGGCTCCGATGTCCACTATCGACACTTCCACCAACTTGCTCCGCGTTACCGTGGAATATCGCTGTCCCTCCACGATATGCTCTGGGGCGTTGCTCTCTTCCAGGACTGCCAACCCGGCACTGGCCATCTTCAAGATGCCCTGGTCCCATTTGTCGGCAATTTTCTTTGCGAAGGGGTCGCTCATGTCGAACACGGGCGTTCCTATAAGTTTGTCCCCTTCCACTCTCAGGTTCTCCATCCGTCCGATGGGCAGAACCTCATCTACGGTGCCGCGCATCGGGCGGTTGTGCATCCACAACAGCACCGGGTTCTTACTGTACTGGTCCGTATCTATTCCTTCGGTCAAGACCCGGAACCCGTAGCAGTTCAGTCGGCTTGTGCTTATGATTACTTCCTTTGCCATATTAGTTGTTGCCGTCTAACGGCCTTGAAATTTTTTGCAAAATTACTACGCCTACACCGAACAAAGCCCCAAAAGTCCAACCCTTCGCACGATTGTACGAACCCTTACAACTCTACACCCACTCTTCGTGGAAGAGTGGGTACTTTTGCAAAAAAATCTAACATTATGGATGCATCTAAGAATAAGAAAACAGCCAAGAAATCCGCCCGAAAAGGCCAGCTCAACACTGAGCGCGAACTCGCCAAGTTATACTATATCGGCGGTATGTCACAGAAAAACATTGCCGAAAAAATTGGCGTATCTGCACAGACCGTCAACCGATGGGCCAAAGAGGACAACTGGGAGAGCC